ACCGGCGGCTGGATCGAGTTTCCGGGGTCGTTCAAGGACAGCGAGGCGAAGAAGGTGTTTCGGGAGTCGTACCAGGCGGCGCAGTCGGGGGAGAACCGCGGCAAGGTGCTGGTGCTGGAGAACGGCATGAAGTTCCATGAGGTGGGCGTGACGAACCGGGACGCGCAGTTTCTCGAACTGCGGAAATTCCAGATCACCGACATCGCGCGGCTGTTTCGGGTGCCGCCGCACATGATCGCCGATCTCGATCGGGCGACGTTCTCGAACATCGAGCAGCAAAGCCTGGAATTCGTGATGCACACGATGACGCCGTGGGCCGAACGGTGGGAGGCGAGCATCGAGGCCGAGTTGCTGTTCGACGGCGACGATCTGGAAGTCGAGTTCGACTTTGCGAATCTGATGCGCGGCGACGCGGCGAGCCGGTCGTCGTACTACCAGAGCGGGATTCAGAACGGCTGGCTGACGCGGAACGAGGCGCGGATCGCCGAGAACTTGAATCCGCTCGACGGGTTGGATGAGCCGCTGCGGCCCCTCAACATGGTCGAGGAAGGTTCGGCCGCGGATCTGGCGGGAAATACTGAGCAGTCCAAGCCGCCAGCGCAGGACGCGGCGGAACCGATGGACGAATGACGGATGGGGATGACACGATGCACCACCACTTGCTGATTGCCGAGTTCCTGGCGACCCCCTGGGCGCTGATGCCCGAACGACTGAATGCGGTGGCGGCTGTCCAGGCGCGCTGGTCGCAGGATGTTCCGGCTGGCGAAGAGGTGCTGGCAGGCATCGGCGCTGATCGCGCGGTGCGCGAGGCGCGCCGGCAGGCGGCCACGGCGGTCTCCAGTGGCGGGATCGCTGTCCTGCCGCTGTATGGTGTCATCACTCAGCGCGGCAACATGGTCGATGACGTGTCGGGGCCGGGCAGCGTCAGCACGCAGCAGTTTGCGTCAGCCCTGCGCCAGGCACTGGCCGATGACTCGGTCAGCCAGATTCTGATCGATATCGACAGTCCGGGGGGCAGTGTCTATGGGGTGTCCGAACTCGCCGACGAGATTGCCAGCGCCCGAGCGCAGAAGCCGGTAGTGGCCGTCGCCAACAGCCTCGCCGCCAGTGCGGCGTACTGGATCGGCTGCTCGGCATCCGAGTTCTACGTCACGCCGGGTGGCGAGGTCGGATCGATCGGTGCCTGGCAAGCGCACTTCGACTACTCGCAGGCCTTTGCCGCCGAGGGCATCCAGCCGACGCTGATCTCGGCCGGCAAGTACAAGGTCGAGGGCAACCCGTATGTGCCGCTCGACGAGGAGGCGCAGGGCTTCATGCAGTCCCGCGTGGATGACTACTACACGAGCTTCACGAAGGCGGTGGCGCGCGGGCGGGGGGTGCCGATTGGCCAGGTGCGCGAGGGAATGGGTCAGGGTCGCGTACTCGGTGCGGATGCGGCGCAGGCGCAAGGCATGGTCGATGGGGTGGCGACGTTCGATGAGGTGGTCAGGAAGATGCGGCGGGATGCGAAGAGCGGGGCGAGGCCGAAGGCCAGCCGGCTGGCTCAGGCGCAACGGGCGATTGAGATTCTGTGATAATGGCGCCGGAAATAGATGGCGAAGACTCCGCCCAAACCAGTCGGCCAGATGTTCCATCTGTATGCTTTAGTCGTATGTTGAAAGGTGCCGCTTTTTGCGACAATTTAGTGCCGTGTAGAAGCCGCAATCGTACGAACGGAAAATTGGGAAAAAATGAACATCCGCCAACTACTCAAGCGAGACCATGGCATCGATGTCCGCATCTCAGCCGGCATCGGGCGTCGGGATGACCCTTACGTGTTGGATAAGTGCGACGTGGAAGAGGCAGCGCTCACAATGTTGCAACTATTGCGTGGGCTTGGACGTGGGCTTGACGAACTTTGGCGCATTATCGAGTGGACTCCTTCCGGCGTTGACGCTACGACGGAGGTTATCCGGATCGAGGTGGTGCGCTTCACTGAGACTGAGATCGAAACCACGACGCGCGGCGTCTACTTCGACACGAGCGCCGTAAGCGGCGCTCCGCATACACTGCATCCGCTGATCTCATGGCAAGGGTCTTCCGGAGTGCCCGCCCTGCCGTTCGAGTTAGGATGGCTACACTTCGACCAAGTGTTCAACAACGCAGCCTCCGATGGGTTATTCGACCAGACGATTCTCTTCAGTGGTGCGGGCGCGAAGGCAAGCGTTTACGTCTACACACGCTCATCAGGAAATGGTGGAGAGACACGGGATGCCGAGCTCGAGCGAGCCGCGGCCGTGGTGCTCACTGCTGGCTTGCAGGATCCGTGGCCAGTGATAGAGGTGGGGCCGTTCGCAGTGAAGTGTTTTCTTTCCCGCACCGACATGACCTTAGTTGGTGTCGCGCTTTGCGGCCCGTACTTCGTCAAGGTGCGTCTTACCTACTTCGACGATCTCAAGATGCGGGAGATGATGAACGCAAGTCTCATGGCGCTTGGGGCCTGTGTAACCTGTGCTCGCGAAAACAAAATTTCTTTCAGGGATGCAGCGATGAACACCGCGACACCAAATTGCAGATTCACATCAGTCACTGCAGACCTTCTTGCGGCTGAGTTTGAAGAATGGTTCCGCAATTTGGCAACGTGTGAAGGTGTCGCACCCAGGGCTTTCACAGGTGTCGCTCGCAATGGCCAGCAGGTTGTCGTAATCTTGAATGACATACCGTGGACACGCCCTGCGCATATTCAGCGGCGTGCTTTTATTAATTGGCTATGCCGGAAGGAGAACATTACGGCGTATGCTGTCGCCACCATGATGGTTCTGAAAGACAACAGCTGTGAGTTGGATATAGTCGCCGACGACGGCAATAATATTGTACTAACGCTTCTGCCGATTGTTGCGCTAGCGAATGGAAATCTTACTTACGGCGAAGCGAAGGTTCATCGTTGGAAGGCTGGCGACCAATGGCACCCTTACTCTGGCCTGATGATCCCTGACTCTATCTCAGAGACGCCAGCAGAACCGGGTGATGAAGTCTTCTTTGACGGTGTGTGGGGTGAAATGCGCCCCAAAGCTTTCTGGCGAGAACGCCCTAGAGGGTAACGAAGTTTGGCAGGTTGACCGCTGCGTTGCACTTGGCGCTTGCGCGGCGTCTCGTCTGGTCGAGGCCCGCGGCGAGATCCGTGAAATGGCAAATGGTAGACGACCGCTCTTGGCCGGCAGCAAGCTTCACGAATGGCCGGTACGTGGATTCACGACGGACAGATCAGAGTAGTTGGCGGAAAGAGAATTTCTGTATGTCATCTTATGGTAATGGGCAAAACTGACACGCAGAGCCTCAATATACTAATTCGCTCCTGCCTGCCCTGTGTTCGGGTCATACACACTTCGTCGGCTGACACGTCTTCCGGCAACGTTCTCTTGAGCCTCTCCTCGTTCTAAACCGACCCCTCGGTCGTCCCCCACCCAAGCCGCCTCCGGGCGGTTTTTTTGTGCCCCTCGAACCCGCCTCGTGCGGGTTTTTGCTTTTGGAGATCCACATGAGTAAGCAACTGCGCGAGCTTCAGGCTCGCAAGACCACCCTGGTCAAGGAAGCCCGCAGCCTCACCGACCGCGCGGCTTCGGAGCACCGCGACCTGACCGACGAGGAAGTGAGCGCCTTCGATGCCCTGCGCACCCGCATCGACGCCGCCTCGGCGGCCATCGACCGCGAAGCGGCGCTCATCGCCGACGAAGCCCGCATCGGCATCCAGAGCGCCCTCGGCCCGATCGTCACCGACAACCGCGAAGCCGACCCCCGGCGCGGCTTCGGTTCCCTGGGCGAATTCATGCAGGCCGTCTATCAGGCCGACAAGCCTGGCCAGCCTGTCGATTCCCGCCTGCTGATCGGCGGCATCGGCGCCGCCGCACCGAGCAACTACAGCAATGAAGCTTCCGGCCAGGATGGCGGATTCCTGGTGCCGCCGCAGTTCTCGCAGGAGATCTTCAAGCTGTCGCTCGGCGAAGACTCGCTGCTGCCGCTCACCGACAACGTCGAGATCACCGGCAACAGCATGGCCTTCCCGAAGGACGAGACCACGCCCTGGGGCACCAACGGCATCCGCGCCTACTGGCAGGGCGAAGCGGCTTCCGCCAACGCCAACAAGCCGGTGCTCGGCCTCGCGACCCTGCGCCTCAAGAAGCTGATGGCGCTCGTTCCGACCACCGACGAACTGCTCGACGACGCCAACGCGCTCACCAGCTACCTGCCGGAAAAGGTCGCGTCATCGATCCGCTGGAAAGCCAACGAGTCGATTCTGTTCGGCGCCGGCAATGGGGTTCCCCTTGGGTGCTTGAATGGCTCCGCCGTCGTCACGGTGGCCAAGGAATCCGGTCAGGCGACGCAGACGCTGGTGGCGCAGAACCTCGCCAAGATGATCGCCCGCCTGCCGCCCGGCTCCTTCACCCACGCGGTGTGGATTGTGAACAACGACGTGCTGCCGGCGCTGTTCACCCTGACGCTCGGCAACTACCCGATCTACCTGCCGGTCGGGCAGTCGGTCGGCGGCATCCAGATCTCGCCCTACGGCACGCTCCTGGGTCGCCCGGTGTTCGTTTCCCAACACGCCAACACCTTCTCGTCGCAGGGCGACGTGATCCTGGCGGATCTCTCGTACTACCAGACGATCACCAAGGCCGGCGGCATGCAGACCGCGACCTCGATGCATCTCTACTTCGATGCGGACCTCACCGCCTTTCGCACCACCTTCCGCATGGACGGGCAATCGAAGATCACGAGCCCGATCGCTCCGGCCAAGGGCAGCAACACGCTCTCGCCGTACATCCAGCTCGGCGCACGCTGAGCATCGGGCGGGGCCGCCGTGCCTCGCCCTGGTTTGCCCCTTTCTGATTCACCCAGGAGATCTCCATGTACCCCAACGCCAAAGGCAGTGAAGAACTGTCGATTCTCGCCACCTTCGATCCGATCAGCCAGGCCGCCGCCACCGTCACGACGGGCTGGGTTTCGGTCGCCAACTTCTTCGCCTTCCTCGCCGTCATTCAAACGGGCGTGATGGGCGCCTCGGCCACGCTCGACGCCAAGGTCCAGCAGGCACAGGACGCCATCGGCACCGGCGCGAAGGACGTG